TGTTACCATTAGAGTCAAATACTTGTGAATAGAAATCATCTTCGTAAGCTTTCATAAGCTCAGGTGTGATCTCTGGTAACTCAATACCGTTTTTCTGCATATCTAATACTCGACGCATAGCTTTTTCACGCATCTTTGCACGACCAAGAATGTATGCAAATGAGTCGTCAGTAGCAGCCATAAGTTTAGTAGAGTATGTTAGCATGTTGCTGTTATTCATCTGACGTGCCATATTAGCTACGTAGTATGCAGCCTTGTCGCCCTCTGTTGCTCTACCACTATCTTCTGCCCAACGTCTAAGTATTTCCCAGTTTTCGTCACCTTGTGTATATTCTGAATAACGTGTTTTTATACTACGTAAATCACCTTTCCAATATGAGTTTAGTTTACTTCTAAATAACTCAAAGGATTCTGGTATAGACTCAACCATAGCATTGACTGCTGATAAGCTACTACGTAATGTAGCAGAGTCACCAGTAAAAGGTGCACGTAAACCAGCACCAATAGCTGTAGCTAAAGGTCTAAGAAATGTTGCCGTAGATGTACCCATAATAGCTCTAGCTGGCGTTTTAGGGCCAGATAATATACTATGTGTCATTACACCTTCTAGCTCACGTATCATAGCACCAGTACGGTTTATACCACCGGGTTCAAGTGCACCACCTTTTATAATAGTACGTGCCCATCTATCAAAATCGTCTAGATTATTTAGATCTTTCATCATTGAGAAAGCTTCAAACAATGCGTTCATCAGATCATCATTGTCATCTTCTTTAGCAATCTTCAGAATACTCATGATAGACTCTCTAGTGTCCGCCATTTCTTGTGTCAAGGCTTCGTCAAGGGATTGCTTTGCTTTTTTACCAGTAGCTCCTAGTGCTCTAAAAGAGTCAGACTTGACAAATCTAGCTTTTTTAGTTTGGTATAGAGCAGTTAGCATAGTGTCTACTACCTGTTTAGCAGGGCCATCTATGTCACCAAGATCTACTAAGTCAGCTATTTCACGTCCAGCTGTGCCTAAGTCACGTAACTGTCTAAGCAGTGTACCAGATATTAGGTCAGCTATAACTACATTTTTAGATGTCCACACTTCAATACCATCAATGACATCAGGTTGTGCCTCAAATAGTTCTTTTAGATATTCTTTAGCTGACATATCGGCAGCGTTTCTACCTTGTGTAATACGTTGATGTGCTTCTACAGACTCCTTATAAGTTTCTGCAAGCTTTACTCTGTCGCCTTTGGCAGCTTCTAGTTCTTTAGCAAACTTCTCACTACTAATAAGTCCTTTGTAAATACGTTCTACTTGAGCTACGTCTGTACCGCCTTCTTGTGCAATACGCTCTCGTTCTAAGGGTGTTGTTACAGAACCAGCAGAGCCTTCTTCTGCACCCCATTCCTTACGTGTACGAGATAACTGTTCACGAGCTTTCTGCGGTTCTACTTCTGTTATGTGTGCTCCTTGGTGTGGTTGAGATATAGGTGCATTTTTATCTGCTCTAAACTGTGTCTCACCTCTTCTTAGCTGTGCTAAGCCAGCTTGTACTGTTTGATCTTTTAGACTTTTGTTTCTATCTTTTATCTGTTTGATAGCTGCATTACCACCTTTTTTAAGTGTGTAAGCTAAACCATCAAAAAACAAGCCTATACCCATACCTTCGACGATGTTTTTTATTTTCATCATGACAGGATGGTCAGTATCTTTTGTAGCTAGTGGGGTGTCAAACCAGCCATATCTAGCTCGTAATGCACCCATAGCGTTTTGACCATCTGACTCTTTAGATATAAGATCAGATGCAGCTCCTAATGCAGCACCTCTAACAAAGTTAGCTTTAGTAAGAGCTAGTAAACCAGCTGGTATAGTCACTATTCCTGTCGCAGCTATACCTTTAGCAGCTAGTAGAGCACCAACAGAAAGAGATCCGAAATGTACCAGACCTCTTAGTTGTTTGCCCCACCATGTTTTTGTTTCTATTGGATTGTCATATCCTCCAAAAGGAGACCAATCAGGTCTGTAACCACCGTCTTGGTTTTGCCTTTCCATTTCTCCAGAGAACGCATCAAATGTACGTTCTGGAAATGTAGCAATAGAAGATGCAGTATCTTGTAAACCACCAGATAAAATGGATTGAGCTTCTTTTGCAATACCTCTGATGTCCCATGTATCAGCATTACGTGGGTCTTTCTGTACATCAAGAGCCTGTTGTTCTTGCCTCTGCTCTCTTGATGCAGCAAGCTCCTCTTGAATAACTTGGTTTCTGTACTCATCAGATGCTTGCTGTGCTTTATCTGCAAGGTTATCTACAAGGTTCTCATCTATATTATAATCTGGTTCCATTTATTTTTCTGTATTAGGTTGTTCTAAATAATTAAATCTGTTTGCGGAGTATGTTCCGTCACCAAAAGGTACGTTTATATATAGTACACGTGATGCCTGTAGTGCATTTCTAATATCTTGGTCGACTGGTTCGCCTTTTCTAATCTTATCTTCGTAGAATTGTCTGATTTTAATTGTTTCTTCATACTTCTCCTTACTGTCAAAGACTTCATTAGGTTTAAGTATTTGATTGATAAGAGCTTTTCTATCTTTAAATTTAGTAGCGTCAACACCAACTTCAGCTGTTACAAACTCTTTATTGAGTGTTTCCATCTCAGTTAAAAATACGTTAGCTATATCTTGCTGTAAGTTGTGAAACTGATTCATAGGCATATTTCTAAGACTTGGGAAAAATCTAAGCACCGCAGCTTTTTCAATTTCATTTAAGTCTGATAGTCTTCTCCAATCTTTATCTGCTTCAGTTAAAGCACCCATGATACTATTACTGTTATTAGCCTGTACTCTGACTAACTCAACAGCCATAAGACTTTGAGTATTCTCATTAAAGTCAGCATCGAGACTTATAGCACCGCTATCTACAGCAGCTATCAGTTCTTCTGCTGAAAAACCATAAAGACCAAAATTAGTAGCTTTACCTTTTTTAGCTAAATCGTAAACTTCCTGTACAGTTCTAATAGTTTGACCAGTACCAAGATTATCTAAAATACTTGATACAAAACCTTTACCTTCAAAGTATTCTACAGAGTTACCATTTTTTAACACATTAAGCATCGCTGCTTCGTCAGATCTGTTGTCGTCTGTAGTATTTAAAAGCATTAAGTTTTTAGTTGCGTTAGAGTTAAGAAATAAAAACTTCTTGTCTTTGTCACTAAGCTCCAATAAATCTTCTGGATTTTCTGAAAACTTATTATTTTCACTTAGTAAACCCAAAGCTCTCATTCTTGCTATAGCATACTGTCTACCAGTCATACCATTAGCCTCTGCTATCTTGTCAAGATATGTCGGAAACGCCCCTTTGAATCTACCGTCCTTGTATTCAACATACTCCATTAAAGCACGTTTTTCAAATACTGAGTTAGGCACTTCATTATTTAGCCATTCACTTTTGTTTGATTTGAATGAGTTTATATCGTTTATAATATCTGTAGGAGATGTAATCCTAAGTACATCAGATGTAATATCAAACTTACCTGCTGCTAATTCTTCTAAGACATCATTATAATGTCTTGCGAAAGCTTGCTGAATATTGATATTTTCTTCTTCCATCGTTTGATAAACTCTTTTTGCAAGCTCAGCCTCTGCTCCGGGTATAGCTAAAATTTGAACTTGATCTAAATTAGGAAAAGGATCTTTGTCATCTTTTAATAGCTGTTCCCAATCTTTTTTAAAATCCGTTAAGCTAGCTAGAGTGTTGGCTTGACCTACTCTAACAGAATATGGTTCATTACCTTGGGTTGATGTTTCGTCACCAGTAAAGAACGAAGGTAGCCCTAACTCGGTACTAAGCCCTGCTTGATCTAGGTCTTGATAATACCTCGATTCAAATACAGCTAGCTGACCTAAACTTATCTTACCACCATTATTCTTTTTAAATTCTGTAATCTCACGGTTATATCGTTTATTGATGCTTGCAAATGCTGCATCATCACCTTCAATTAGTTTATCTATAAGATCATTAAGAAGGTTAACATTACCTCTACGTATGCCTTCAGTGCTAAAGCTAGAATTAATATAGCCTTGAACTGTGTCACCTGTTCGTGAGTCAATAAACGTTGCTTCGTTTAAAAAGTATAGTATACCACCCGGATCTAATCTAGATGCAACTTCTGGGTTAGTAGCAAGTTTGGCAAAATAAGCTACAGCTTCGGCTTTGTTTTCGAGACCTAGCTTATTCATAGCTATTTCAAACAAACCACCTTCGCCATCTGCTGCGTCAAATACACCATTATATTGTATAGTAGTAACACTTTGACCAGCAGCATCAGTAGTTGTAATTGCTTCTGACGAGTTGACTGCATCAACAAACCGATTAGTTATATCAGCGTCACGTCTTTTTTCGTATCTATTGTAGCTACCTTGATTCCAAGTTCTTAGTGCGTTCTCTCTTTCCTTAATTAATTTAGGTAGAAGACTTCTGTTTACATATCGTTGAACTTGACCACTATTTATGTCAATGCCTTTTCGTGCTAACTCAAGATAAAAATTAGTAAGCACTAACTCTATACCGTTTTCAGATATAAGGTCAGCGTCTGC